CCCTATCGCCGGTGGCGGATGCTGCGCCCCTCTCGCCGGTGGCGGATGCTGCGCCCCTCTCGCCGGTGGCATATGCTGCGCCACTCTCGCCGGTGGCGGATGCTGCGCCACTCCAGCCGGTGGCGGATGCTGCGCCACTATCGCCGGTGGCATATGCTGCGCCCCTATCGCCGGTGGCGGATGCTGCGCCCCTCTCGCCGGTGGCGGATGCTGCGCCCCTCTCGCCGGTGGCGGATGCTGCGCCCCTCTCGCCGGTGGCGTGGTTTTTCTTTTCAGCGTCTGCCTTTTTGATGGCGTTGTCAAAGTCGCACTGCGCCTTGACGTACTCCACCTGGGCCTTGACAAGCCCCGGAATACCGATCTCCGCGCTTAATGTCAGTTTCTTGCCGACGCGTTTCGTATCGTCGCTTTTCTTGTTACTGACCTCATCCAGCTCCGCTTCAAAATACCGGGAGCCATCACCGGGCACGTAATAGCCCAGCACATCCAGCGGCATCTCACAGGCATGAAGCCCTCTCTCGCATAGTTCAATGTCGCCATCGACCTCCGCCGTCTTGCCAAGCGTATACTGGAATCCACGGCACTTCATGTCCTTGTCTGTTGCCTTATAGACCTTCATCTTCCATCCCTCTTTCTTATCGCCTTTTTGGCGTTCTCGCGCCTTGCGCTGTTCATGCTGTAAAAATCGGCCTCGCTGTACGATGCGTACCGTTTCGCCTTGTTGGCCTCAACGTCCCGCCGGAACGCTTTATAGTCCTCGCACTCCCCGTGGCACCTTTCGTGTCTGCGCTGGCAGCCCTTGCAGGGCGGAGCCGTCCGGTTCACCAGCCCGATCATTCCCACTTCACCAGCGCTTTCACCACACCGGCCTGCGCCGCGTCCTCGTGGCTCATCAGCACGTCCACCGTGTAGCCGTACACACCAGTATCGGCTGCTATGTAAGTCTTGCCGCCCAGCGTCACGGTGCTGCCCAGCGGGATAACGTCCGGGTCTACCGCCACGGCCTCGCCAATGTCCACCCACAGGCCGGATGCCGTCAGCACCTTGCCGTCCCGCTGGTTCATGTGGGCGTAGGGCGTACAGCACGCGCAATAACCGGTGATGTCGCATACCAGCAGGTTCTCCGGCTCCAACTCCACGATCTCTGCCGTGGGCGGCGACTGCACCACGTCCTCCTGCACCGGCGGCAGCGTCAGGCACCACGCTACCAGCACCAGCAGCATCACCCACAGGACGATTGCCACTACCCACATACGCCTGCACCATCGTCTGGTGCGGCATAGCCGGGAGTATTCCCGCGCCCGCCTGTTCCGCTCTCTCATCGCCCCAGCGCCTCCACGCCCTTGACGATAGCCCAGCTCAGCCACGCTGCGCCGATAAACGCCAGCGTCCATGCAAACCAACTCATGTCGTTTCCTCCTGTCGAATGTACTCGACCTCGATAATTTCCATTCCGTTCTGCCGTGCCCATAACATCACGGCAATTTCAGCACACGTCATAATCTCTTGCCTTTCCTCTGCGGTCGTGGTATACTATCCGCAGAACATTTTGGTAAATGTTTCGGAGATGCCTCGTTCGGTGTGCCAGCACCGGGCGGGGCTTTTTCTTACCCATTATCAGCGCGTCTGGCAATAATGCTGTCAATCGCCATTTCGATACGCTTCTTTGCGTCCGGTGGCTTTCGATGCCCATTCAGCAGCATACTCACATAAGGTCTGGAAACGCCAAGCTCTGCCGCTACCTCGTCGTATGTGATTTCGTGAACGTGCATCTTGCCGACCAGTTTGCCTGTCCAACTCTCCAGCAAATTTAGCCCTCCTTTGTTTTTTGGTGCGCCGCAGGCGAGAATAGTTGCGGTATTCCCGCCTGCGGCTAAATTTGTGGTTGCAAAAGTTAACAAAGTATGCTACTATGTGCTTGCAGGTGACGTCACGACGTCCCTGCCGGGGCTCCGGTGTCCGTTGCGGGAGCATCGGAGCCTCGTTAACTACCGTACCTTCAAGCAATAAAGTAGCGTTGACACGGATACAATGTATCGGGGTCTGGTTTTTTGTAACGTTTTTCAAGCCACAAGCCCATTATAAACCTAACAAAGTTAACAGTCAAGCCAAATTGTAAAGTTTGTTAAGTTTTGTCGTGTTGCACAAAATGGAGGGCTTATTTTTGTTCTATTCTAACTATGTGAAACTATGCAGCAAACTTAACAAGTCTCCGTCTGCCGTGGGCGAAGAATTGGGTTTTACCAGAGCGTCTGTAACCGGATGGGGAAACGGTGCAACTCCACGGAAATCGTCTCTTATAAAAATTGCCGATTATTTTGGCGTTACCGTAGCAGAACTGATGTCCGGAGTAGGCGAACAAGAAAAAGCCCCCGCCACAGAGGGCGAGGGCTCAAAAGAAGCTGCATCAAACTTTATTAAAGCTACAAATGATCGTGCGGCGTTGTTGGCTCTTATCAACGAAGCCACGAAGAAACTACAGGAGCTGGAGTAATGCCTACACTATATCCTACTGATCCGCAAGACTGGCTGCGAACAGAAGCGGAACGGAAAGACAAGGAACAAGAGCGCAAAGAAAAAGCCGACAAGGAACGCCGCGAGAAAACACGGTTTATTATTACAACTGTTCTTTCGGCTGTTGCGGCAATCGCTGCTGTTGCAGGAGTGATAATTCAACTTGCTTGAGCGCGATCAGCGTATCAAGTTTGTCTGTAATTCCCTTTAGGCCAAACACAACATCGTTGATCTGGCCTTTCATGATAATGCTGTTTTCAGCCAGCCTATCAATGTAAATCTCGTAGTCTTTGCTCATAGCACACCTCTTTCTTTTAACGTACTCATAATATCAGCGCAGTCCTCATCGGAAAGCTGGTCGATTTTTTTAAGGGCTATTCTCCGCAACGTTTCAATATCACATTGCGCCAATGCATCTGTTTTTATTATACCCCAGACGTTGGCATTTGTACAATAACTCATTTCTCTCCCCTTTCTCAATTTGACATATTATTTTCTCGGTGTACAACTAAGTTAGTACACTTATAGTTACGTACAAGCTGTTTGTTGCCTACAAATGGGCAACAAATTAAAAAATATTTCAGGGGGAAGTGTTTATATGTGGGCCTTTGTTAAATAGCCCCGCTGCTCCCGCAACGGACAGCGGGGCTATTCTCGCCGGTGGCCTCCTGGCTTTCCGGCTGCACGTTCACACTAACAAATTAGGGTTTGGCAGGGCAATACCAAATTCGGATAATCACTGTTTGCGGCAAAACAGAATTAGGATTCTCCTGCCCGAAAAAGGAGTAAAAGGGGAAAATGGTAAAAACGTTGCAGGATTTATGCAGAGACGCAAAAGACCGACAGAATTTAACAATACAAGATTTATCCGACATGACGGACATCTCAGCATCAACCATAAGCAATTTTTTCTCCGCATCGTCAAAGGAGCCAAGCGTGTACAAAATGGGTTTAATTTGCGCCGCGCTTGGCGTTTCAATGGATGAATATTTCGGGGTTGAAAAAGAAGTGACAACGGAAGATCAATTGACGAAAGCCAATGAACAGCTGAAGCATCAAAAGCAGCTGCATGATGCCGATGTGCAGATAGCCCATCTTGAGGGCAGCATGGAGCAGATGGCAAAAACTATTAACTACCATCGCAAGAAATCGCGGGACACAAAATTTGCTATTTATGGCCTTACGTTTTTGTGCGCCATATTTATGGCTGTTATCGTGGGATATATCTTTTTTGACTACCGTATCCCCCACCAGGGGCTTATTCAGGGCGGAGAGGCCAGCATATTCGCATGGATCGTCTTTTTGCTGCTTGCGGTCGGTATTGGCTTTTTTGCCGCTATTTTGATGATGTATTTTCGCTATGCAAAAAAGTATACATTGTCGCCAGATAAGGGAGGAGATGAACAATGAATGTAGTATTGCGGGCAGCATTATACCCGCGTGTGTCCACAGAAGAGCAGAAAAAGTTTGGCTTGTCTATTCACGATCAGCAGAACGACCTCGAAAAATACGCCAAAGCCCACAATATGAAGGTGGTAGGCGTTTTCCAGGATGCCGGGTTTTCCGCCAGAAAGAAGATTGAAAAGCGTCCCGCCATGCTTCAACTGCTGGAAGCCGTAAAGCATGATGAGGTAGACATTATTCTTGTCACAAAGCTTGACCGGTGGTTTCGCAACATCGGTGAATATTACAAGGTGCAGGAAATCCTTGAAGCCCACAACGTGTCGTGGAAAACGATTTATGAGGACTACGACACGTCTACAGCCGCAGGCCGGTTGAAGATTAACATTATGCTTTCCGTAGCACAGGACGAAGCTGACCGCGCCAGTGAACGCATAAAAAAAGTGCTTGATGCAAAAAAAGATCGAAATGAGGTTTGCACCGGTCATCTTCCGAAAGGCTACAAAATCGAAGGGAAATTTGCTGTTATAGACAAAGAAGCGGAGCCGGTTATACGCAGATATTTTTCTACATTTTTGGAAACCGGCTCCATAACAAAAGCGATGGACGCAGTACCGGAATTAAAACTTAAATACCAAACGGCCAGCCAAATGTTGGACAACACAGGATACATGGGAGACTGGCACGGAATAAAATTACCCCCGTATTTAACACCGCAGGAATTTCAGCGTGTGCAAGACTTACGCACCAGGGTGACGCGAAAATCCCCTTACAATCGAACGTATATTTTCTCGGGGCTGATAGTCTGCGGGGAATGCGGACGCAGAATGACAGGGCATCCGTCTCCACGGCCAAGCGGGGCGTGCTCTTACTCTTACTATTGTCAAGGGTCTGCCCAGAGGAAAGGATGCAACAACGGTAATTTTACTGTCGAATGGAAAATCGAAGATTATCTTCTGTCGACAATAGACGAGCAGATACAGATCAAATTGCAAGCCAAGCCGCGGCAGGAACCCAAAGCAAACCAAGATGTGCAATTAAAGGCTTTACAAAAAAAACTATCCAAGTTGTCAGAGTTATATATAGACGACATGATTTCAAAAGCGGACTACTCAAAAAAGTATGCAGAACTGACATCACAAATGGATGAGATTACACAAGTAAAATCACAAAGCCGCGCACCAGAAGAAATTGCTACCTTATTTTCCGCAGGATGGCAAGAAATATACAAACAACTTAACAAAGAAAATAAACAAGCATTTTGGAAACTCAAAATAAAAGAAATCCGGCTATACAAAGACCGCCGGATTGAATTTGACTTTCTGTAAGTACTTAGTTTATATAACCCTTTAGGTTACAGTAAACTAAGTACACAAGAATATCCCCCGCCAAAACAGGCGGGGGATACTTTATCCTCGCATCTTTCGCATCACGTTATCATACATTCGCGCGTTGGTTACTTTCAGCGCATCCATCAACTCGTCCACTATGGCCCACGCCTGTTCCGGCGCGCGGGATGATACTGCTTGCATAAAGTCACTGTCACCGTCTACCACATCAGGAGCCGGTGCGCTGGAATACATAGCAACCGGTGCAGGGTTTCTCTGCCCTTCGTGCTGGTTTTGTATAATGTACAGCGCGGCCAACTTCTCGTAGTTCGGCCAGCTTGACTGTTCCGTTTCCAGTCTGGCTATCCAGGCTTTAAGTTCCTTTTCGTCGATCAAGGGGAACTACCCCCTCTCAGCCCTCCACGGCATCCATACACCGCTGAATGGCGTTGCGGATGGTATCATCATCCGCATTGTCCAGCATCTCTTGCAGCTGGCGCTTCATGTCATCCTTTGCGCCGTCGCGGCTATAATGGCCGCGCACATAATGGGTGCCACGCCGTGCGTAGGAGCTGCCGCCGCCGTAGCTGTCGCGGGAATACCTGCGCTGGGAATAGTCGCCGTCGCGGGAGTAACGCCGCTGGGAATAGTCGCCGTCACGGCTGTACCCTTCATCTTCCATCAGATCGATCTTGTCGATGTTCTTGATGGTGCTTACCAGCTTATGCGCGATGTCCAGATCCCCAGCGCCCAGCTCTCCTTTGTGGGCGATCTCGTCAAGCTCCTTGCAAAGCATATCGCGCAAATCGTACATTGCTTTCATACTCATAGTTTACTCCTTTCAGCTTACGCGGTCAACGGTCAAGTTGGAGTTTGCAAAATTGATTGCCTGTGTGCTGGTGTTCTCCATAGCCACAGTCAGGCAGCAGCCCTTCGGCACCTCCACAATGGCGCTGACATAAATGTTGAAATAGTTTCCCACGGCGGCGGGGGTAACGATTGCCACGGCGCTGGTCAGCGGTTCACCGTTGATAGCCAGCGCGGCGGTAATAGCTTCCACCGTGCCACCGGTAGGGATAGCGATGTTGCCGCCAAAAGCCACGCGAAAACGTGCCTTGCACTGGTTTGTCAACCCGCGCAAAGTTACGATGCCTGCTCCGGCTCGATGCACGATGCACGGCTTGTTGTTGACCGCAGTTTCCGTCAGGGGAACGTTCTGCCCAGCAGCAACGGTCTGAATTGCCGCAGAAGTAAATTCTGCCATTAAAATCATTCCTTTCTCAGTTAAAATAAGCGGCGGAGCTATTGCCCCGCCGCGTTGGTGTCAGTATCAGCACGGGGCTGAACAGTTCGGAAATCCCGAACAGCTGGTGCTATGCAGTTGTCAGCAGCCGCAGCCGGTTCCGCACCCGCCATAGCCGCTGCCCGCCCAAGGATTACAAGTGATGTAAGCTGGGGTGGGGCAAGGGCGCAGCTGGGAGATCAGGTAGTTGTTCTGCGCAGCCTGAGATGCGGCAAGGCGCAGCTCCTGATTGGCACTTTCCAGATCGCGCATCTTGTTCTGCGTCAGGAAGTCAAGGATAGCGCGGCTATTCTGGTTCTGGTTGTCGATGATGTCACGTGCAGCGGTGTTGACCGTGTTGCGGGTATCGCACGCCTGCGTCGCCATGTCGTACCGCACCTGGGCAATAGCTGCCCGGTTCTCGCAGCAGCACTCCTGGTTCTGCATCTGCATGGCGGTGAGCTGCTGCATCAGCGCCGCCTGCTGGTTGCTGCGGGAAAGCTCGGCCTGTGCAAAGCCGTTTGCCATCGCCATGTTGGTGCCGTTGACAAGCTGCGCCTGCTGGTAAAATCCGTCGCAAAGGCCCTGATTTACGCTGTCGATCTTGCGCTCGACATTGGCAAAGTCAGAGGTCAGAACATAACCGTCCATCACGCCGTTGCCGTTGCCACCGAAGCCAAAGCCGTTACCCCAGCCGCCGAACGCAGCGAAAATGAGGAACAGCACGATCCACCATGCGCCATCGCCGCCCCAGCCGAAGCCGTTACCGTTTCCGGTGTTGGCAGGAGCCACAGGCATAGTCAGCATGGTGCCGTCAGAGGAAAGAGACATAGTATCACTCCTTTTGAAAAAATATTTATATCAAACCGTGGCCACGATTTTGATTACTTGAAAAGCCCCTGAAATTGGTTTGCCATTGACTGTATCTTGTTCAGCTGGTCTTGTGAGATTTTGCCGCTTTGCAGCATCTTCTCCACTTCCGCTTTTGGGTCGCCTTTAAAACTTGCCTTGAACTGCTTGAACTGCTGCAATAGCTGGGGAAAGCCGCTCATCGACCCCGGCATCTGTCCGCCGCCCAGCGCATTAAAAAACGGGTTGTTACTCATCGTCTTCGTCCTCCTCAACCTTGCGCTTCTTCTTGCCCTTTATTTCGCCCACAAGCGCCGCCAGCGCGTCGAACTCCTTACGGGTCACATATTCCGGGGCGGGCGCTTTCTGCGCATCAGGAGCGCTTGCAAGGCGTTCTACAAGGTCATACGTCTTAAGGGTCGGCTTGCCGCTTGCATCGGCCTGTTTTAAGTACACCACGGGAGCCGTGCTGTCCCACAGCGCAATGGCGGAGTTGGGAGCAATCAGCCAATTCTCCGCCTCCGGCCTACCAGCTACCCACTGTACGCCGCCCTGCGCCACCGGGTTCTGCATGGGTGGAATTTGCGGTATCTGCGGCGGCATGGTCTGCATCTGCTGCTGCCGAAGCTGGGCAAGGTTGTCCTGCATTGGCTGCGGGTAATAAGGGTTGAAATACGGGTTAAATGCCATAGTTACGCCTCACTTTCTTTTTGCCAGTAATACAAAACAATTTCGTTTTCGCTGTTCCAGCTGTCATAGATCACGCCGTCCTGCACACACACGACGTGCCCGGATAGCGCAAGGATAAACGTTCCCTCCGGGTGTTCGTCGGCAAACCTACCGACTGTGTAGCAATCCGGGCAAGTATCCGGCACCATGTACCGCCTGTAGCCTATCCGCCGAAGATACGCACCCCACACCGCGTTGGCAGACGGCATATCCCCTTCCAAATACCCCTGCACTGCCATAGCAAGGTACGTTTCGCCCCACTCTTTCCCGGTGGCTTTTGAAATAGCCCGAACAGTGCAGTCTCCAACATTTTTCCCGTGTGGGTTTTCGTTGAAGTAGCTATACATGCGCCGACACCATTTCTATCACCTGCACATAAGCTTTCAGCCCCGGGAGGTCATCCTGATACGCCCAAATGATGTCCTCCGCCATCTGCTGTGTAAATCCCAACGACACCAACTTTTCGACCATGCAAGCACCTCCGTTTCTTGCAATAAGCGTAACAAAAAACTGCCCCCGCAAAGGGGCAGTTAAAGGTCAGAAAAAGGCCGTTAATTTGCGAATTATTTACTTGTACAATACCGCAGAACCGATGTATAATAAAATCAGCCACCCCGGAATACTCCCGGCTGGCATCTTTCCCTTTTTTTACGCCCGGTTCCCCCTACCGGGCACAAACAAAGAAGCCGCACCTTTTTAGGTGCGGCTTCTTTCTTCGTCTGCAAATTTCTGATACGCTCTCCTGCGGCACCGCTTCACCGTTTCCGGTGACACGTTCAGCAGTAACGCCGTTTCACAATAGCTCTTCCGCTTCACGTCACATTCAATAACGCACACCGCTTCGTCAGGCGGTAGCTGGGCGCTCATAACATACGCAATAGCCCGCTTTGGTGCCATGCTCTGCAATCTGCGCCGTATCTGCTTGTGGTAGCTGTCCATAACACGGTTTTAGCCGTGAGCTTGCGGGACTTTACGCCGGGGAAAGAGGCGGCTTGTCGTAGCTCTTTCCCGCCCAGCAGATTTGTTTTACTTCACGATCTTCCACGTTCCGCTTTTCCCGTCTGCGCTCCGCGTCACCTTCACGGTGTACGTTTCGGTCACGGCCGGCTGTTCCGGTGTCTCCGGCTGTTCCGGCTCCTGCGGCTTCTCCGGCTCCACATATTCCAGCCCGCAGAACTCGCACAGCGCCTTGCAGTCCGCCACGGCGCAATCCTCCATGTGCTCATGGAACCACGCCGCGTCCTCCGGGTTGTCGTGGTACACGTGCTCCTGGTACACGGCGTAGGCATTCGTGTCGTCCAGCTCGTGCAGGTCGCTCCGCGTCGCGGTCCGGCAGCCGTGGGGGTATATGGCCTTGCGGTACTTCACCATCAGCTCCGCCAGCTTCTTCCCGTTGGCGCTGCTGGGGTGGTACATGGACAAAAATCCCTTTACCGTGCCGTACCCGGTGGGGCCGTTGGTGCTGCCGTTGGTGTGGGACACATAGTGCACCTTTGCGCCCCACTTGTTGCTCTCCTTGATGGCGCGGTACATATAGTCCGGGCCATACTCGTCGCTCATGGGCGTCCGGCGTGGGCCGCGCATGATGTCAAAGCCGCAACGCTCCAACATGGGCTGCAAAATGTCCAGAAACTCGTTGTTCTCGAGGGTTTCATAGCACTGCTGGCCATCGGGACGCTTATAGCAGCACTGGTTGGCCTGGTGGTACGCCGGGGACAGATAGATCTTCGGCTTCTCCGCAGGCGCGTCCTCGTCGCTTTCCTGATAATCCGGGTAGCCGAAGGTGTACGAGGACTTCACGCTGGCGTACTCCTTCTCGTACACGCCGCCGCCGTTGATCACCACGCCGCTCTGCGGGCTGGTGTTGCCCTCGATAGTGCGGAAGCCCTTGCCCACGATCTCCGTCACGATGCCCGTGTGATCGTCGCCAAAGAATACCTGTGCCCCCACCTTGGGGGTGCTGCCCAGCTGTCCCGCTGCCTTGAAGTACCGCTTCAGGTAGTACACGCCCGCGCCCAGACTGTCGTCCGGCAGGTTCTGCAGCCGCTTCGCCTCTGCTACGCCGAACGCCTGCACGTTCACCCACGCCACGAACGTGGTGCACCACGGGTATCCCTGCTTTTTCCCGTTATAGAAATGGGGGATGGCGTCAATGTCCCGTGCGTACTTCGTAAAGTTCTTGTCCCCTGCGTTAGCGGTCTTGCTGTCCAGCTGCGCGTTGGACGCTTTCTCAAGATAGCCCAGCTCCTCCCGGGCTATCTTGATGACTTTACTGCCGCCGTTCATGCTGCTTCCCCCAGATCCTTCTCCTTTTTATAGCTGGCGCTGGAAATGCCCAGCACAGCACCGAGGAAAACGGTGATGCAGGAGATGGTGCTCACGATCTGCTCCGCATAGGGCCAGCCCCAGATACCTGCCAGACCGGAGTACAGCGCCGCAATAGCGGGCAGCACGATGATAACGCACCACTTGATGATGTCATACATACGATTGCTCAGCTTCATAATTCGTCCTTTCCGGCTTTACGCCTCTCGCTTGATGGGCAGCTTCCTTACTTCCTCCATGACCCGTTTTGCGCTGCCGTTGCCGCCCATCTTTTCATACGGCTGGTACAGATAGTCATTGAGGTTTTCGTACTCGTCCTGCGTGATATACCCTCGTGTCACGTACACCATGCCCAGATGGATGATGCGGTCATGCGCCAGACCCACCAGCATCTTTCGTTCCACATTGTTCTTTTCCCGCCGCTTCCCTATCAGCGCCCACAGCCCGTTACTTGCCAGCATAGCCAACACGATGGGCAAAAGCACTCCCTGTACCCACGGTTCCATTCGCCGCGTTCTCCTCTCAAATTATTTTTGCACCTCGACACCCTTCGACCGTTTCTGACACGCCACCTGTGCTATCCTGCTTGCAGAAAGGAGGTGTTCCCATGCCCGAGTATTTCACCCTGTTCAACGCCGTTACCGACGCCATTGCCCAGCTTGAAAAGGCCGTTGCCGCGCTCAAACAGGCACAGCTCGATGCCGAGGAAGCCTACATCCAGCGGGGGGAGTAATTCTCCCCGCCCCTTATTCTGCGTACACGCTCTCGATCAGCGCACACAGCTCCGTGTACTGCTCGTCCGTGATGCGCCCCACGGCGTAAAACACGTCGCACTTCTGCTGCGCCTCCTCACGGGTCTTGTAGAACCGCTTGTTGATGAGCTTCGTCATAATGTTGTACATAGTCGTTCTCCTTTCAGTTTGTTGTTACGCTTCCTTGTGCAGCCGGATGCACACGATACCCGAGCCGCCGGAGCCGGGGTAAGACACATATTCATTATTCGAAACTACTATCGTCCCACCACCACCACCGCTACCAGTGTTAGCTTTGCCAGACATACCCTGTGTTCCCCCTCCCCCTTCACCGCCAGAGGCGTGGGTTGAAGAGTTGGAACCCCTTGACCCTGCGCCGCCACCGGCGTACAGTTTGCCGGTTGCTTCCCCGAACTCACGAGTAGTTGTGCCCTGACCGGTACCGCCATTCCTCGAACCGATTGTAAGCGCGTTATTCCCGTCACTGGCTCCGTCGCCGGGTTCGGAGTCTGTAGAAGTAGAGCCTTTGGTGCCAGCTACGCCTCCACCAGAACCGCCGTTACCCCCGTTTAGCCTGGAGGACGCAGATTTTCCGCCCTCTGCTGTATAACCAAAAGCAACTGTATTCCCTCCAGCGGGGCCAACTTTTCCATAGGCGTTTTTTCCGGATAATGCAATTCCGCCCGCACCGATTACAACGGAATACTCGACATTTGCTTGAAGCAGCGCTTTTGTGATGGTCTTTGTAAAGCCACCAGCTCCACCTCCACCGCCATTATAACTTGAATTAAATCCATCACTGGCTCCAGACCCGGCGCCTCCGCCTCCCACAAGGAACGCATCGATATACGTGTCCTTAGTGACCTTCAGCACACCACTTGTCAGCAGCTCCACAACCCCGTCATCCAGCCGTTCGTTGTACGTTCCGGTGTACTCAAACTCTAACCGTTTAGCAGTACCCCCCCCCGCAATTAACGCTTTACCGATAATCATGCTCATCCGATAACCTCCATATCCGCCTGATAGATGGTTTCCACAGCCTCGCCCAGCTGCTGCGTCAGGCTGTCTATCTCGTTGTTGGCCTCCTCCAGTGCCGTCAGCACCTCTTTGCCGTCACGGTAGAACTTTCCCTCCGTGTACGTGTCGCCCATGCCTACCGGCCTGTCACCGGTGTACACGGCGGAGGGGAAGAACTGCTCGTTCCGCTTGTCCATTTCGATGATGTTGGTCACTGTGCCGTTTTCAACCAATGCGTATCTCACTTAATCACGCTCCTTTTGTCAGCGTCACAGGCCCCTCTCCGCTTACGATGTCGCCGAAAGTGGTCGCGCCGCCCTCGCTGCCTATCGCCACGTCGTAGGTGCCATCCAGCACCGCCGTGGCACTCTTGCCGTCTGCTGTGGTCACTGTTGCCGCCGTGGGCTTGTCAAAGGTCGCCTGTCCGCTTTCCAGCAGCACAACGCTCCCGTCATCCCTCATGCTGTGCCTTGCCGTGTAGCTGACCGGGAAGTACACCGTGCCCCCGCTGATGCCCATCGCGATGGGTTTTCCTGTAATATCCATGCAGCACCTCCTTACTGTTTTGTCGCGTTACTCGCCAGCCATGCGCGGAATTCGTCGGAAGCTGTTGCACCCGCAGGGATTATGATTGTTTTCCACCTTGAATACCACGAGTTGTTGGAAAAGTTATAGATGTTTTGAGCAGTGTTGTACCTGGTATACGCCATTGTTCCTGTCGTACTCGCAGGCACTTCTATACCCTCATAGGGATATTCGGTGCCGGTGTTTGGTCCCGTTGTGAAATTAAAACTTTCCTTGATATTCGTTTCCGGGTTATACAACCGCTCATTCAGCACCCACGTCCCAGCCAACACCGGCAACTCCTGTGCGTTACGGAAACACACTATACCGGAACCACCAGACGCACCATTAGCGTAGACCGTTGTGCTCGCGCAGGCACCACCGCCGCCACCGCCACCTGTATTAGCGACACCTGCCGCCGGGGCTTGTGTCAGGCCGGAAGCTCTCGAGCCAGACCAGCCGCCAGAGCCGCCACCGCCGTTTCCGCCCATAGACACAACCGGGGATTGTGACACCATGTAGCGCCCACCACCGCCGCCACCGGCGTACAGCTTTCCGCCGTTTTCATTGAACTCGCGGGTGGTGAACTGCTGGCCCACCCCCCATTGGTTAGTGGTCGGATATCCAGACTCCCCGCTAGAACCATCATGGCCGCCAGTACCATAATCAGAGTTGGACGAAACGCCGCCGCCGCCGCCACTTCCGCCCGAGCCACCGAAATAACGGTTTGTTACCCCGCTTATAATTGCGCCCCCTGTACCACCGTCAACTGTATAAGCGCCAAAGCCGCTGGCACTGCCTGTAGCACCGGGCGTTCCGCCACTTCCCACAGTGACAGGGTATTCAGTGTTAGCTTGAACTGCTACTCTTTTGTTTGTTCTGGTGTAGCCGCCGCCACCGCCGCCAAAGCCTTGCCCATACTCTAAATTTGAACCGGAACCTCCACCACCTCCACCGACCATAAACACGTCAATGACCTTCGGCTCGAGGAACACAATAGTTCCGCTCGTTAGCAACTCCACCACACCGTCTTTCCTCACCACGTAGTCCCCTGTGTATGTAAATTTCAGCTTCGGCTTACCACCGGCACAAACAGGGGAACCACATATACTTGCCATATAAACCTCCGTTCCCGACCTCCGAAACGGAGGCCGTGTTTATTCTTTGTGTAACCTTATACAAACGATGCCAGAGCCGCCAGCCCCTGAATAAGAAAAGCGTCCTGAATAAATTTCTGAACCTCCAGCGCCTCCACCACCCCCGCCGAGGTTATCAGTTCCATTAGAGCCTGAACCAGACCTGGGTGCACCGTTTCCTCCTCCCCCCTCTCCCCCTAAACCAACACTCCCGTAATAACTACCCGAATAACCATCCCCGCCTCCGCCAGCGCCAGAATACAGTTTGCCAGTGGCTTCGCCAAATTCTCGCGTTGTGGTGCCCTGACCAGTACCGCCTTTATCTGAGGAGGAACCTGAGGAGGAACTACCCCCATCAGCACCGTCAGAACCGCCGTTTGCCGCTTTTGCTACCCTCGCGCCAGCACCTCCTCCTGAACCTCCCGAAGTCACCGTTCCGCCAGCAGCAGTAGAGCCGAAAGCGACAGTATCTCCTCCGGGATTTGCGCTGAGACCGCCACGGTCGGGTGTGTAAGTTGCAGCGCCACCAGCACCGATAACGATAGGATACTCTGTGTTTACTCTTGGTATGATGTTCAATAGAGTTTTGGTAGTTCCCCCACTTCCGCCAATTCCACCAGCAATGGCACCAGAAGTGGCCCTCGACCCTGACCGTCCAGAAGAACCCCCTCCAACTAAAAAGGCATCAATGGCCGCTTCCTTCTTGACCGTCAGCACACCACTTGTCAGCAGCTCTACCACGCCATCCTCAAGGCGTTCATTATAGGTACCGGTATATTCGAACTCTAATCGTTTAGCAGTACCCCCCCCCGCTATTTGCGATTTACCGATAATGACCATCGTTAAACTACCTCCTTTACTTCGTACACCGTCACCTGAACGCTCAGGTCAGCGGTGGGCTTTTCGCCCACAGCGTAGGCGGTGAATGTCCCGTTGTTGTTGGCGATGTAGATAGCGTTGGTGCCGTCGTCCAGCATCTGCTGTATCGCCGTTGCGTCTGCCTGAATGTCCGCCTGACTGGTGGCCGTTCCGCCTGGGATGGTCACGCCCTGGGTGTAGGGGCTTGCGCTCCCTGTCCAGCTTGCCGCCGCCAGCGTCAGCGATAGCTTCTTGTCCGTTGCCTTGCCCGCCACGGCGTTAATGGCCTGAGAGGGCGTAGCCGTTGCCGGGTCAAGCCCAAGCGTTTCGGCCACCTCGTCCGTCAGCAGCGTGGACTTGTTCAGCGGTGTGCCCTCCGTGGTGGGGTTGTCCTGCCGGGTCATGTCGTACACGTTGTCCTGCCCGGAAACAGGCGTGAGCTTGACGCGGCCAGGATAAAGGGAAATTCTGTCCTGCATATCTGCTCCTTTCCAAAAAAGATGGAGCCGACTACGTTCCCATAGTCGGCTCCTATTGCCCTTTCCCGTGCCCCGATTGGCCGGGAGTAACGTTTATTATTTGATTTCGTTGGAGTACAAGTCTCCCGAGTAAAACCACGACTTGGCTATGTTCTGCACAAGCTTGTCTACCAGTATGAGGATGCTTTCAATGTCGTTGGCCTTTCGATAGTCCAGCGGCATTGTCGGCACCTCCGGGGCATCGGCTGGCACAGGCAGCGCACTGCGTATTTCTGCAATGTCCGCGAGGTACTGGTCAATGTCCGCCTGCGTGGGGATGTCCGTTTCCGTCCACCTTTGCTTTGCCGTCACCGTCACGCTGTAACCATTCGCTTCCAATTCCTCCGCCACATACAGCACAGCTCCCGCAACGCGGTTCAGGTCAGTGTAGTTGTACGACCCCTTGTTGTCGCTCAAGAGAAGCACGTCCGCCGGGGTGCCGCGCCCAGCTTCTATCCGACTGAGCGCGGCTATTACGCCATCCACGTCCGCTTGCGTTCTGTCCGTAATAAGGGACAGCATACCGTAGTTAAGGGTAAACTGGTAACTGGCGCTTGTGCCCGCCGCGTTGATAGCCGTCAAAGATACGGCGTACTTTTCATCCGAAGCACGGTCTACCGTGGCTTTCCACGCTTCGCCGTCCAGCGTCCACACGTAATCCTTGCCGTTGACAGAGCCGGACACGTAGACGATGGCGGCGGGGAGCGATACGCGAATATCTCTGCTCAAGCTATCACCTCTCACTCAATGGTAACACTAATGACCATCGTCTTACCGGTATCGACCGGGTTAGGCGTAATGGTCGCCGCTTTGATCTTCGGCACAGACGTGTCCAGCGTGACTGTCCGGGTGACGGAGCTTTCCTTCCCTGCCGCGTCTTTTGCCTTGACAATGATGGTGTTGCTGCCCTCTTTCAGCGTAACCACCTTGGAGAAGGTGCCGCCGGTGCCCACAGGGATTGTCCCCTGATCCGTTCCGTTCAGGGAGATGGTAATGACCACAGGAGAGGACGTTGCATCGTTGGTAGTACCGGCCACAGTGACAGAAGAAGCCGCCGTAATAAGGCCGTCCGCAGGAGATGTTACGTTCAGCGTCGGAGGAACAGTATCCACAGTGTAGGTCGTGGACTTCTCTGTAGCCGCGTTGCCGTCGTGGTCTTTGCAGTTGATGGTCACGGTGTGGCTGCCGTCGCTCAGTGCCGCAGACGGCGTGTAGGTCACGCTGTAGCCATTGGTAATAGCCGTGTGCGTGATGTTCGCCGCCGCTACAGCCGTGCCGTCCTGCTTGACTACCAAGGTGCTGATGTCCACGCCGGAACCGCCGGTTTCATCCGTGATGTTGAATACCACCGGCTGTTTGCTGTTCGCCACATACGCGCCAGCCGTGGGGGACACGATGGTGATAACAGGTGCCACAGTCTCCTTTACCACCAGCTTCAGGCCGTCTACGGTAGATGCGTCCGCGCTGCCCTTTGTGCCCGCTTCGTTTGTTGCTTCGACGGATACGTTGTAGTAGCCGCCTGCCAGATTGTACGATGTTTTCCCCGGAGCGGTAATGGTCGCTTCCCATTTGCCGCTTGCGGAGTTCAGCGTCAGGTCGTATGTCTGGCCGTTGATCGTCGCTTTTACTGTCTTGATTGCCATTTATACCTCCCCGGCGTAAATATCGCCGCAAAAGAAATGATATGCTTGTGGTACACGCGGGTACGGCGTATGGGGGCTTTCGCCCGCATATAGATCGCCGCTGTAGTAGTAACTGGGGTACACAATGACGGTTTCCTCTATTACCGTTACCTGTAGCTTTACCTTGCCGTTGATGGTCGCCGGGTTCGGCAGCAGTACAGCCGCCGCTATCTTCGGCACCTGTGCTGTATATTCCGCCATCGGTTACACCTCCCCGGAGAACAGGTCGTTGCTGTAATAGAAGTACGGGCTGATGATCCACGCGCCTGTGACTTCCGCGTTGTACACAACCGTGTTGGACAGTTTTATCTCCATCTTGTGAAGATTGCCTGTGGTCAGCAGTCCCCACGGCGTGTAAATGCTCACGCAGTCGCCCAGCTTCTCGCCACCGTATACCACGGTCGCCGTGTTCGTGTCACGCAGCGAATAATACTTGTACAGCCGGTCCGCCACCGCCTGTCCAATTTCATCAGATACAAGAGTTGCCGCCGTGACTTCCTTTACGTTCTCCCGGTCGGATGCGGTCACGTTGGGGTTGATGGCACTGTACACAGTCCGGGTGTCTTTGTACTTAACCCCATTGATGGTCACGTTGCCGTTGCTGGCTTCTACATAGCTATGCGCCGTCACGTTTACTTTTGTGACCACCGCGCCGGTTGCAACGGAAGATCCGACGAACGTCCGCCCGCGTGGGATAAGAATAGGCTTTGTGGGCTGGTTGAACACCCGAAGCTTGTTCCCGCCGTCTGTTGCCAGACAGACGCCCCATGCAAATATGACCTGCTGGATAGCGCTTCGGTTGGTGCCCTTAACAAGTACGCCTGCCAGTGTTGTGTCTTCCACATCGCTCGCATACTCAACCTCAAAGGGCTTTGCAAGCGTTTCTAAGAGCGTTTTTGCACTCACCCCATCAAGGTATGCGCCTCCGCTGAACGGCGTGTATTCAAGCACTCCAAGCGCGTCCTGGCACTCTATCACATACACGTTTGCGGACGTGCGTGACGAGTTGTTAATGTAGTATGTCCCCAGATGCCGGTTGTCGTTCCACACCTCCACCGGCTGTTTCAGCTGGAACAGGTAGTCCACGTCTTTCAGGCTGTCCAGCGTCCAGTTTAGCGTGGACACTGGCAGCTCTACGGCGGCTTCGTTCGCCTGGTTTACGATTGATGCGTTGCGTATTTCGTTCATCCCGAATTTACGCACCACGCCCAGCACGATTTCATTAACACGCGCCCGCCGATGGGGGACTACTGTTTTTTTCAGCGTGACTTCCACCTTGTCAAAGCTCTCTACCCGGCAATCGCAGAAGTACACCGCGTTGTCAGGCTGGAACGACTGCGCCCGCCGTAGCACCGCGCCCTGATACCACGAAATTTCTACCTCGCTGCAATACTCTCCTGTGTCCTCGTCAAAGGTGAGCTGGATGCCCATGCTGGAATACTGCTGTGTAAACGTCATGGTGATTTTGGGCGGGGTGGTAAACTCTCCGCTGTCCCCGGAAACCTCCGTAGACCAAAAGCCTACCTTGTCCTCCGCGTACATGTTATCAAAGGTGCCGTCCAGCACCCAGCGGCTCCGTTCCAGCGTAATAAGCTTACCAGGAGCCGCGCCGTGCGGAATTTGGGTGAGGTCTCCTGTGCCGCCGGTGGCGGTCACAGTCGCGTCATCCGCCGCACCAGGGGCTATGTCCTTGTACAGAATAGTCGTTTTCGACATAGGCCACCTCTTAGGGGCGGAGCTGCGCGTCCATCGGGACGAAGTTCACCTCGATCTCGCCCCAATAGTTCACGCCCCCATCGCCCTTCTCCAAGTCCTGCGACGCGCTGGTGTAATACGCTTCATACGCAATAGTGGTCTGGCCGTCTGCCGCTTCCAGCATAACGGAGTCATCCACGCTGTGTTTGTACAGGTAGTCCCAGAAATCGTCAAGTCCCTTGTAGTTGTCGCCGCGCCGAAAAACCGTCAGCTTGTGACCAAGGTATGTCCCGATGATGTCACGCACCATGCGTCCCGTCATTACGCGCCCTGCGTTCTCGCCGTCCAGCACGTTAAAGTTTCGATTGTACTTGGATATCGCCACATCGGCATCAAAAGAGATGCCGTTCAGTTTGATGTAGTTCATCCCTGCACCTCCGACAGATTAACGCCGATGCGCGTACCCTCCGCCTTGTTCAGCCGGTACACGACCTTGCCAAGCACGTCCTTGTCCAGCACCAACACGGCTTCATTGCTTCCGCCGTAGCCGCTTTCCGCAAGAGCCTGTTTGAACGCCTGCACCATCGTAGCAAGGGGCGTTTCAATGTTTGTCCCGGATTTCTGATCGCCCAAAACTGCCATAAACTCCCGGTTCGGAGGAATGACCGCGCCGGTAGCAAGTTTTGGAATAGGCAACTTCGCAATATTTACGCGTGACACGCTGCCATAATGCTTACCTGTCAGATCAGGCAAACTATTTGCTGCCGAAATAAGCCTATTTAACCCATCAATGACGTTGTTGATGCCGCGCTGGAACGACTCAATAATGTAATTCCACTGGATTACAAAATTCCTGTTTGTTAGGCTCCAGTGCGCCAGCCATGCCTTGTTAAACTCTGCGCTAAACTTAGAAAACCCTGTCATAAAGTTTTCTTCCCATGCCAGAAATTCTGCGTCAATGTTATCGAGTACAAGTTGGAATTGTTCCAACACAAGCTCCTGATTTTCATTGATACCATTTGCGAGGCCCTGCATCATGTAGTCGCCCATCTGCGTTGTTTCCGTCGAGGGGGAATGAATACCCAACACATCTTTAACTTTTCCGATTACATTGTGTCCCCATTCCGCAATCTTTTCTTTTGCTTTCAGTAGCCCACCGATCACGGTATTATTAAACCACGCTTTGATGTCTTCCCAAACGCCCTTGAGTTTGTCAAGCAGGAAATTCCAGTTTGGCGCAATTGCCGTAGCAAGGCCAACAGCGCCAACTGCAATCAGGCCAAGACCAAGAGGCACACCGGCTCCGGTAAACAAAAGAACAACACCGAGAACAAGCAGTGCTGCGCTGATTTTACCGATAACCTCCCCAAGCGGTCCTTGTAGCGCTTCTACAATACTTTCCCAATTTGGAACAATGGCCGCCGCAAGTCCTGCTGCTCCCGCAAGAATAAGTCCAAGACCAAGCGCAATCCCCGCGCCAGTAAACAAAAGGATCACGCCAAGTGCCAACAATGCCGTGCTTACAACTGCAACGATTTGTCCAACTTCTCCTTGCAATGCTTCCTTTATCACGCCCCAATTTGCGGCTATAGTCGCCGCAAGACCAACCGCTCCGAGTACAAGAAGGCCAAGGCCAAGAGGAACATTTACGCCTCCGAACACAAATATCGCGCCTAATGCCAGCAAAGCAACGCTTACAATTGCAACGATACCGGCAAGTTCACCCTGTAGCGCTTCTTTTATTGCGCCCCAGTTTTCGCTTACTGCGCTGTAAATAGTCAGCGCGCCAATTGCCATAAGTGCGATGCCCAGCGGTATATTTATTCCGGAGAATGTAAGTATAGCGCCCAAAGCCAGCAAGCCAGCGCCCACAAACAGGGATGTGACCGCGCTGATTTGGTCTTTCATGGAAGATACAAAGTTTGGCGCACCCGCGCCGCCTCCGCCGCTGGAAGTATCCCCGGAAAGTTTGTTGATTTCATCAAAGCTTGCCAAAGACTTACTTGCTTTTTTTGCCGCCCCGCCAACGCCGCTAAGTGCTTTTTGCTGGTTATATAGATTTTCAGCAGCTCTGGCCGCTTCATCCGCCGTTGTCCCAAAAATCATAGCTACCAGTTTGGACAGAGCATTTACTACCTGTGTAATAACGTTGACAAGAACAATAAACGCGGGGATAAGCACATTCAGTATTGGTTGCGCAAGAGTGCGTAAAGCTCCTTTTAGTCTGCCAACCGCCGCCATAGCTTCATCGTTGGTTTGTATGGCCTCCCACATGTAGTCTTTCAAAGACCGCAGCGCCCGCGTGATAAGTGAAAACACCAGCACGCGACGAGCAAGCGTTTTTACTCTATCAGAAAACTTTTTTAGCCTCTTGTCTGCTTCTTCCGCAGCGGCAGAAAACCCGGTAGTTTTTTCTTTTGCCGCTGCTATTTGAGTTGCCAATTGCCCGGCTTTTTCTTTTTCACGGTCTATTGCACGCTCAGCTTCCGCAATTCTGTCGTTCTGCGTGTCCAATTTTTTGTTTACGTCTTTCCATTCTCCGCGAAGACTTTTAACAAGCTCAGTTTGCCTTTCGATGTGAAAGCTTGTAAAAAATTCATCCCCGCTTTTCATGTGCGCAAGCTTTTCTTGTTCTTTTTCCAAACTGTCCGCCAAATCTGCGGCTCTGTTTGCAAGAAAATCCCGGTTGCTTTTTTTGCTATTAAGCTTTTCCTGTAATGCGTCGATTTTTTTGGTCAACGCATTAAGTTCTTTCTGTGCCTGTTTATCGTCGATGTCGGCCTTGATAATAACGGAGCCGTCTGCGTTTGCCATTTGCACCACCTACTTTCAAATTGCGAATGGACATTTCGCATAAAATGTGTTATGGTTGCGGTAAAGGAGGGACAGCTATGGAAAAGATTAAACGCATAGCAATATTTATCGGTACATGGGTTGCCGCTACCTGTGTAGTTCTTATCTTGGGAGTAATTCTTGCTCCTACTTCGCCAGAGGGGGATAAAATTCTTGGTGGCGGATTTACTGTAGCCGTTTTTATTATCCCTGTCATTATTGCTATTCTTGTTGTCAACAAAGATAAGATAAAAGCAAAGCTGCCTGAAAAGAAACCAACCGCTCTTAACCTCACTGATACAGCAGAGCGAACAGAAGAATTTATACCGCCCGCTTCTGCCGCAAAACAACAGCAACTCGCGGACAAGTTGGTTTCTGACATGCGCACTACTCTTTCTTTTTGCGAAGATGCCCCTTCGCTCAATTTATTTGTACATTGGTACGACCAAGCAATTGCCGATTTGGTCAAAATGGTTTCTTTGGTTAAAGCCAATTTTAACTTTGACCCAACGTATAGGCTTAAAACTTTACGCGACGAATACCAACTCCATTTGTGTGATGCCATAGTTCGAATCAAAGAGGAAACTTTGTCTGAAATAGACGGAAAGTATAAAAACAGCCGCGAATTTCAAGAAAAAGCCCTTACTGAATTTTGCGATGATATTGGGTTTGTTCGTTCGCGTTTTTCTCCCGGCACCGCCGATGTGGCAGATAAAGCTATTTCTGATATAGAAAAGCATCTTGGCATTAACCAGCACCCGGAAGAAACTTCTGCCCATTTATCGTTGTGGGACAACATTGATTTTATGGACGGTCATCGCTTTGAATACTGGTGTGCGGATGTCCTCCGCAAAATCGGATTTTGTAACGTAGAGGTAACACGCGGCAGCGGCGACCAGGGCGTTGACGTTCTTGCGGAAAAAGATGGGGTCAAATATGCCATCCAGTGCAAGTGCTATACTTCCGATTTGGGTAACAAGCCGGTACAAGAAGTCAACACTGGAAAGGCCATTTACCGCTGTCAAGTTGGCGTTGTTATGACAAACCGTTACTTTACGCAAGGGGCAAAAGACGCTGCTGAAGCAACCGGCATTTTGCTGTGGGATCGTGACGTCGTGCAAAAGATGGCAAAACTGGCGAATATGGCTTGACCTTTACCGCCCTCTGTAGAGGGCGGTTTTTATATCCATCTACTGATGACCGCCTCGTCTTGCTCCGTATATTGCTTCTGGAAATCTATCAAATGCCGGTTTTTTCTATAAAACTCCTGCTCTGATTTATCCAGCTTTTCACCCTTTGACTTCTTTCGCCGTATATTGACCACTTGTGCAAACATACAATCGCCAATTTCCGTGTACGCCGTGTTCCACGTCCACCAATGAAGATAGCGCATCGCGCGGACTTCTTCTCCCAGCACTTTGTTTACAGGAGCTACAATCAATGGGAAATCCTGCTGCCAGTCCATAAGCTTTACGGTTCGCTTTTCTTCTCTGTAGGGCTCCCCGCAATTTATAAACCAAATGCATTTCTGGATAGCTTCCTCATAGTCTCGCTCCGGCATGTTATCAAAGTCTGGGTAAAAAATATCCAACATCGCTTCTGCCTTGTCGGCTTCCGTAAAATCTTTGTCAGAAATGGCTTCTATGATGGTCAGAATATCTCGGTAATCGCTCCGTATTTTATATTCCGTTCCGTTGACTTCCACGGACACCGGCAAATCATATCTCATTTGTGGTACTTCTTTGTGTACTTACTGATGCGCGGATTGGTAGCTTTCTGTTCGCGGGAGAAAGTAGTGTCTACTTCGTCCATTACGGCAAGCATCAGGTTAGCCCACACAGGCAGACCGTCCGCCAGCGCGTATAGGTTCATTTCGCCAAACAAAGCGCTGCAAATGTCAACGTGGAATACTTCATTGATGATCTCGCGCATTTCGTCATCCATCTTGCGTGCTGTATCAAAAATGTCGCGTTTATTGGCCGTCTTTTCTACTTCCGCTTTGTAAGTTTCCTGCTTTTTGTCCAGCGTATCAAAAGCGTTAAAAAGCTTTTCCACAAACCCGCTGTCCGTGGGGTTAAAAGAAAACTCACACGTCTTGCCATCGGTTGTTTCAAATACTTTTTTTACGACGCCAGAATTGATGATAATAGTGTCTGCCATTTTTATCCTCCATGTGAGGGCGGGGAATGTCCCCCGCCCTCTCTGTTATTTAGGCCGCAGTAAACTCAATAGCGCCGCTGCTGCCCTTCTTCACAGTGCCCACAGTGCGGGTGCCGCCGTAGGTGATCTCGCTGGTGATATTCAGAGTGCCGCCGCCCTCGCCGCCGATGCCGGTGATGGCAATAGCGCAAGCGTCGTAGCGCTCCGCAAACATCGCCTCGCCGCTGGTGGCGTAGAAGTGACCAATCATCATGTCCTGATTTGCCAGCGCCTGGGCATCCTGGTCTTTGACGGCCAGGTTCCACATCTTCACCGCCGCAGCGTCGCCCGCATCCAAGGGGATGGGATCAAAGGTCTGCGTGATGGTAGGCTTTTTCATGGTCGTAAAGGTGTGGCCCAGAATGTCCTGCTTGGTGTCGGTGCTCCAGTCCATTTCCTCGCTGCTGTCCTCAACGCGCTTACCGATAGCGCTCCACACAGGGGCGGAAGTGGTGCCGGTGTTCAGGTACGCAATGAGCAGTTCGCGGTCAATGGTCTGGCCCACTGTGGTGTTGAATTCCAAATCTGCCATTATACATTCACCTCGTAATTCAGTTTCATAAGGATTTGGTGATCTTCGTCCCCGTTTTCATACATGGCAAACAGCGAAGATCGCGTGGTTGGCTCCATGCTGATAACGCGCTTGTCATCTCCGATGTCGGGCTTCTGACCATTTGCCCAATCACCGATAGCGTTCAACAGTTCGTCAGCCTTGAGCCGTTTGTCGTTGCTGTTCCCCGGCTTCACTCGGTAGATTATCTTGAACTGATACTCCGCCACATAACCGCCGGTGATATACTTCCGCACGATGTACGCCGCCTGAATGGTCGACATCGCCATAGCGGAAGTATCGGCGGGAAGAAACTCAAAGCGGATAAGGTCGACTGGCAGCTCCGGGTATGTGTTCAGCCACACAAGCAGCTTGCGCGATACCTGATCCTCTTCCGCCGCCGATACGGCCTTTTTAATCTTTTCCAAATCTCTTCACCGCCTTATCTGCCACCCGCACCCACTTCTCCATGTTCTGCGCTTTGGAAGCATCAAACCAATGTGCCTGTGCCTGCGGATGCATTGTTGTGTTAAATACAAGATTTCGGTCTGTGACCACCTTGTGCCCGCCTTTGGGCGCGTATGTGCTGCCGGTCGCCGGGTCTACCATCACTTTTCCGTAGTACAAGAACCGGGCATATGGGCCGGGGTAAATGACCTCGTTGCCAACCACCCGCGTTCTCTGCGTCAGAGAGCCTGTAAGCGCAGGAACAAATGGGGTTGTATCTTTCATCACCTGTTGCGCTAAAACGCTTTCAGCGCGGCCACAGGCCATTGCAAGCTGCCTCTTTACCTCGTCCATGCCGGACACGTCAACAGAGAACTTGAGCGACATCTTATGCCCCTCCGACTTCCCAATGCTGCATATCCATGCTGCCAAAATCTTTCTCGTCCACTTTGGTCACGTTGTAGCAACCGTCCTGTGCCATAGCCACATCCTCTTTGTCGGTGACAAACTCGCCTTTTACAAAGAACGTCAGGCCGCCGTTTCCGTTGACCGACAGCGTCCACAGCCCGGACCTGTCCGCCGCCGTAAGAAACGCCTGTGGGGGCGCGTAAGTTTTGGCCTTGCCTGTCGTGCCGTCCACCGCTTCCGCGGAAAACGGAATGTACAGGTTTACCGCGTCCGCGCTCTCAAGTCCGCTTTCACGCACGTTGACCGCCTTGCTGGCTTGCAGCATAACGCCGCGCAGGATGGTCACATACAGCTTTGTAGTTTCCTCAAAGGTCGCCGGGTCAGTCTCCTGCACGGCGTTGTAGACCGTTATAGTGTGGGGCGCGTACAACCACAGCACCCCCCTCCCCGATACAAAAGCCCGGTATGCGCCAGATACTCGTTACAGGTCGCCGCCAAAAGTTTCTTCGCACCGTCTGTTGCGCTTAGTGCGGACGCGGCAGCTTCCCCGCCGCTGGCCAGCGTCCGGGAGTACCCGCCTACCGTTTCGCTTTTCACGTCATCGCCGGTCGCCGCGTTTGTCAGTTTGGTTGCGGCAAGCTGCTGCGCGGCTTCGATCAGCTGATACTTGTCCACAAGTGCACAGCAACACATTTTTACAGCGTCCATATCGGCGTTATCTTTTGCCCGGTTCTGCGTGTAGTAATCGAGGAAGGAGCTGGCTCGTACAGCCAGACGCGGAAAATCCTCCTCGCTCACGGTGCCCAAATAGGTCCCGGAGTAATAGTCGTAATCAGCGTATGTCATGTGAGTCAGCTCCTTCCAAAACTGCGAGAATTTCAGCCTTTTTCATCGAACTGCTGACCCCTTCCACCCCGTTTTCATCGGCATACTTAAGCATTTGTGCTTTTGTCATGTCGGTGAAAACGGTGATGTCAGGGTCAGGCTTATTCAGCAGTTCAGTTAGCCCCCCACCGCCGGAGTGATGGAGCCGACCACCACACCGTCGATACGCTCAGCGAAAAGAGCCATGCCGTTGATAACGGTGTCAGATGCGGTCATGTTGGTGTAATCGGGCTCCTCATGGATACCGATATAGCCGGTGGCATCGGTGGTGAAATCGAACACCTCGCCAAGATCAGCGCCGTTCACAGGAATGTAGTACAGGACAATGTTGTCCTTGGCGGTGGCGTAAATCTTGCCCTTGGGAACGCTGGAATTGAGAATCACGGTGCCAAGGCCGAGGAAGTTCTCAACGTAAGTCATCCCGAACGCGGTCTGCAAGGTAATGTTTGCGCTTGCGAGGTAGTCAGCAACATCCAGCGGGTTCAGGAAATACACCGCACCGATTTCGTCATCTTCAAACAGCACCTGCAGCTGGCCCCATGCCTGAGCCAAGGTCGCCTGGAAGGTCGCGCCGGACGCCGTGCCCGTGCCGGTTGCGAGGAAGTCGAAAAAGTCTTTACGAATACCCTTCTGGACGTCCTTGAGCATTTCGTCGGTGGTCATTTCTACCGCCTGATCGTAGCCGCGATCGGTGATTGCTTCGGCGGAGGTGGCCTTGCGCCACTTCTTGAGCGTAATCTCCTTGTAGTTCACGGCTTCGGTCTTGTACTTGCTGAGGGGAATGGTCTCACCCTCAGCAACAGCGCCGCTCTCCAGCGTGCCAGTGGCCTTGTAGCTCTTGAGCACAGTGCCCGCCTGCTTGGAAATCTTTCGGGTAACGCCCAGAGCCTCCATCAGCTTCTTGATGGAATAGCCAAACATTTCGGTAAATTCGATTTCGCGCACACGCGCGAGGTCAGCTTTCTTAATGAGCTTAGGATCAGCAGCCATTTTTATTCTTCCTTTCTAAACAAACCCATATTTGCGGCGATTGCAGCGCGCCGCTCCGCTCTGTCAGTGATTTGCATGATCTCGTCCTTTGTCATCGGCTTCCCGCCACCGTTAAAGCGCGCACCAGTGTCGACGCGAACGGTCTGCTTGGAGACAAGCCCCTTGTAAGTGCCGTCTACGAGTGCATCAAGAGACTTGGTGTCCTTGATTTTTTCCCCGTCCAGCTCCAATGCGGCCATTTCCTCGCCGCAGCCTCGCATAGCAAGGTCGAGATTCGCGCCGGTGATGTTTTTGCTCTCAAAGTAAGCACGGACAGCCTTTTCCTTTGCCGCCTTGCTTTCCTTTTCTGTGATGTCGGTCTTAAAGGCTTCAAAAGCCGAGTGTTCCTTCTCGTACTTCTCCTTATAACCGCCGTCACCTGCCGCCTTGAGGTCGTCCAACTGCTTCTGGACGCTTGGCAGCTTCTCCGCGTCCGCCTTGTACTTCGTGAGATCGTCCTTGAGGGGGTCGACCACGCCCAGATGCAGCGCAACCAAGCGATTTTCGATCTCTTCTGTGCAAGCGTCGCCGAGAATATTTCTGATTTCCGCTCTCGTAAATTTCGCCATGTTATTCGTTCTCCTTTTCTTTGGCCCCAATTCTTCGGGGGCGAACGTTGTATAAAAACCGCTGTGCTTCGCGGGTTTTACTTAAAACAAAAGAGCCAACCACCGAGGAAAACTCGGTAGTTGGCTCCTATTGCCCTTCCCGGTGCCCGATTACACCGAGGATTGATATTTGATTTTCTTTTGGACTTCCAGCACGATAACACCGTCGCCTTTTCGCCGCACTTCTGCGTTGTTGCCGCGCTTCAAAATGGCTTCGATAGCCTGTACAATTTCATCACGGTTCATTGACTACCTCAATTTCTTTTGGGGCTACATCTGTAAGCTCAACTTTTGCGCCATCATCACACAGAATTACAACCTGATACTTGATCACGCGCACAATCTCGCGGGTGTAATCACGCAGCACTCGCACATCTCCGTCAAGTTCAAGCACAATTCCTTCGTAACTTCTTGCTTTAATTCTCATACAGCACCTTCATCCTTTCCCGCTGCTCCGGCAGACCCGCCGCCTTACTGAACGCCTTGTACTTTGCATTCAGGCGGCGCAGTTTGATATTCACTGCCTGTTCTTCGTCTGTCAGCCCTGCGGCACTGTACGCCGCCTTTTCGCGCTTTAGCTTGCGTATGGTTCGCTCCACCTTGCGCTGCTCCTGCGTGGCTTCGTATGCCGTATAGGTCTTGCCATCAAACGTACAGCCAAGTCCATCATCAATGTGGGAAAGCTGCTCATCGGTGTAGGTGCGCTCACTTACGCCCTCAACCCAAACGTTGCGGCGGTGACGGCAGTTGACTCCTTCCAGCCCATCCACAGCCCCCAGCCCGCACACCTCGTAGATATTCGGGTAGATGTCGCCGCTGCGGGTGGAATACACTTTGCCTTGCCACTCCTTGTGCGATGCCCACGGCGACCGCCCTGGTACATCACGCGCCCCGGCGTGGGCAGACACTTCATAATACGGCGTTTCCAGATATTCCGCCGCTTGCTCCGTGTACTTACCGCACAACTGCGATACACCTGTCATTACTGCACGGCGGGCAGCTACGTCTACATGGTCACGGTGTCCGCTCTCATAGTCAATCACGCGCAGGCCACCGCTTGCAAGCTGCCTAACTGCGTCTTTGATGGCTTGCCCATAAGAGATAGCCCCGCTTTCTACTTTCAACGTAGCCGCGTCTAACGCCCACTGGTAAGCCTTTGCCGGGGGGAGCATTGTGCGCCCCGCGTCTACCAAAAAGCCCATTGATGCGGTGATGTTGCGGAACACGTCCTGCGTCTGCCGTCTGATTGCGTCAATGGTGGTCGCATTCACCAGCACGTCAGGCTGTGTTACACGGGCAAGGTCTATGACCTCGGTGTAATACTTTTGGTTGCGCTTCACCACATCGTCTATCAGCTCATTCAGCTTTTTTTCGCTGATGCCGGTGGTCTGGCGTATGGCCTTTTCAATCTCTTTCAGATCGATGCCATGTGCCCGCAGCGCCTTGATGTCCTGCACCGTAATTTCGTTCAGCTCATCCCGCAGCTTGAGCCGGGAGCATATCTCCATCAGAAGTGCGTCCTCAAGACCACGGTACAGCTCTGCCAGTTCTTCCGGCATGGCATCCAGCAGTTCAGGGGGGAATGGATACTTGCTCATCTTACATGGCCCAAAACTACCCAATTAGGGTTTTCATCTGTGCCAATGTTTACCCAAAAAGTACCGGGGTTTTCTCCATAGCCCATTACTCCACCTCCTGTTGCTGCTCCGTGGTCATGTCCTGCATCTTTGGTAGCGCCGCCTTTGCGGTCGCCTCGTCCTCGTTCATCCACTTCATGCGGAACTCCCAGTCATTCATGATGCCAGCGCTGAGAAGCTGCATATCGCGGTTGAAGTCCTGCCCCTTGTCCTCGATGATACTATCATCAAAGTCGATGGAGATTTCGACTTCCTCATCAAGTCCGGCGTCCATGTAGCGATTGCCCAAGCGAAGTAGGATGCGACACAGCTCCGTGATCGCTTGCTCGAGCAGAATTTCATGCTTCTTGATTGTGCGGAACATGGTGCTGTTTTCGCTAATGACCTGTGTAGCCGTGGCAATGCTTGTCTGATCGAATTTGTAATGATTCTCGCCAAAGCCGCATTTGCTCGACAATACGTTGAGCATATCTTGCATACCGGTGTTAAACTCTGCTGTGCGCAGCGTCATATCGACCTGCTGCAAAATGTTTCCATCAGATGCGCGATCTTCCGGTAGAACGTAGTAAACCGTTTCGCGCTTATCAAAGACTGGCCTACCATTGATGTCCTTGGTTGCTTCCGGCTGTACCACGATGCGCTTTTTTCCCAGCACAAACTCATTCACATAACTATCGTATGTAATATCAACGCTTTTGAGCTGGTCGATGGCGGAAGCGAACACTGCAACGCCCATAGGGTTATCTTCATCAGAGTTCGCAATGTTCAGGCGGTCAATGACAAACTGCGGCTTGGCGCTTCCTGTGTGGACAACAGGGGGGATTGCTTCAAAGGCCCGCACACTTGTTAGCGGCACTTCCTCCGCGTCGTACAGGTGGTTTTCAATGTCGTATTCGCCGCCGTTCAGCCGATGCACCTGAATGTAGGTGTATTCCGCATCATCAACTCGTTTTGTCCATGCGAAAGCGCACTCACGAATAATGCCATTGTCCCACGTCAGCGGGTAGATGTTTGCAGCGGTTACATAGTTGATATGAATTCTTCCGGGGTTAGCGATCTCTGCTGTATCAGGGTCAACGCTCATATCCTCCATGATTGGAACATAAGCAACGGTACCAACCGCGGATTTCCGCTCCTGCAATTCATTGGATTTTACTTCCCAGTTATTATCAGCAAGAACCGCATCTACAAATTCCTGCTCCTTCTTGCCCTCAAGCGTGATATTCACGCGCTCATTCATCAGCAGGTTTGCCCAGTCCTCGCAGACTTTCTTGCCCATGTTGACGGAATACCTATGGCATTCCAGTTCTTCGATGCCATTCCACACCGTATAACTGTGGAAGTCTTTTACATCGCCGTCATACCATGATTTCCATACATCAATCAGCGAGTAAAACTTACTATCGACCGTATCAAAGCCTAATTCCTTTAATGCTCTGCGAATATTCACTCTTTCACCGTCCCATCATATGACCGGCACGTTCCAGGTCTTTGTAATAAGGCTCTATGCTGTATTCAAATGCGTCCAAACTATCAATATCGGACGTTCCATCGTCAAGGCGCTCGTCCTCAAACTTATCAGGATCATAAATCGCAGTTTGCAGCGCATCGATCAGATGGGGGCAGTTGCGCGAAACCTTAAAACGCCCCTGCTTCATCAGCAGCACCACGAGCCTGATCCTATCTGTGATTTGCAGTTTCATTGCGTTCTTTACCTGCGTCCCGAGGTGCATTTTCTGCGCGGTATGATCTAACCCGCGAATCAGCACCGTTTCCGCGCTGTCTGCCCGCGTCTGGCTATATCCGTACTTTGCCGTAACCATTTGGCAGAACGTAGCAAAGCGCCGATTCAGCGCGTCAGGGTCAATCTCTTCGGTTTTGATGTATTCTTCTTCCAGCGCGACCACACGATAATCTTTTGTAATTCCGGTCGCCTGAAACTTCGTTGCGGATTTCGTGCCGCCAAAGTCAACGCCAATGGAAATAACAGAGAATTTCGTCTCCTGTTCCTCTGCCCATTTTAAAGGATCATCGATCAAATACTTTTCGGTGTCGTTTGCAAAATCCTTGTAGACAACGCCCTCCGCCGCTACCCACAAGCCGCGCACATATCGATCATAAAAGATACCGGCGTACATATTCGCGTAACGCTCGAGCGTTCTTGCACTCAAGCCGGGGTTGTCAGTCATTTCGAAGTGGAGATATAGCGTGTTCCGTTCGCGGTGTCGCTTAATCCACTCCTGATAAAACCAGTGATGCGGACTGCCGGGGTTACAGGAGAACCACAGCTTTGCCCCGTCCACAGAGCAGCGTGCAAGCGCCTGTTCCACAAACGAGCGCGGCATCAGCACCACTTCGTCCAGCAACACACCCGCCAGCGTGCGGCCTTGAATCAACGTATAGCTTGCCTCATCCTTGCCGCCGAACACCTCAAAATAATTCGTCACGGCGCCGCGCCGCACTTCCATTACCTTGTCGCCACGCCGCCAACGAATGATATAGCGCTCTTTGGCAAAACTCATCGCCATAAACGGCACGATGATGTTCTTTGTGCAGCTATCCACCGTACGCCCACACACGCCGAAACGCTGACCGCTGAAATTCTCCATCGCCCAGCGGACAAACGCCCACATCATGATGGAGGTTTTGCCGGAACGCACAGCGCCGTCGCAGATTAGCGCATCATAGCTAGAATATGGGAAAGCAAGGATTTTCTTTTGTTTTTGGCTAATCATTTTCGTCAGAACAAATCCTTACAATCGCCGCAACTTGGTTAAAGTCCAGATAAATAGGTTTATTTTCTGCAATTCCGCTTATGTCATAAGATGTTACTTCTCCAAGTGCGGTTTTCTCAAGTGCGAATTTATCGCATTTAATCGTAAATTCTGCACCGCATTTAAAGATTACCCTAATTGACATTTTACTCATCGCTCTCAAGCTCCTTTGCCATTTCCTTTAGGCTCTGACTAAGTGCGTCTTCCCTCACCGTGTCGGCAGGACTCCCGCCGATCATCGCCCACTTGTCGATCAGCGTTCCCATCGCCGTTGTGATTTGGCTGAGATTTGCCGCTGCCAGTTTCTCCGGGTCGTTGAGCATTTCAAGTCCCTTGCCGATGAACGAACACACAAGGTCTTTGTGGTCGTTCATGTACTCCATCACATCGGCGGTATTCTCTTCCTTTTTTTGTTCGCACTTTTCCACAATGTCGGCATTCGCCCGTACAAGGTTCTTGACGGTCGTTGCTGACACGCCGTTGATTTTTGCTGTGCCGCAATAGTTGTTCGTCTGCACATAGTCCGCCAGTATTTTCTTTTTCTGCCGGTCTGTCAGACGCGCAGCCATGTTATCACCTCGCTTTGTCTGACGCACCGGCCTCCCACCACTGGCCTTTGTCATTGGCACGTCTGTACCCGGCTTTCGCCTCGCCTAAATCCATTGAGCTTTATTTTGATTATGCTGCTGGCGCTCTACCAGCAGATCATCAACGTCTTCCCTGGGGCACATTGCTAAGAGGTGCGGGAAGTCCTATCTACTGACACACTTTCAGGGCGGCGCTATGCCATTGCCCAACGGTAGTGTCTACCGCTTTTGGTGCAGGCAGTAGGATTTGAACCTACGAACCAAAAATTGTTATATTTGAGCTGTATCCACCCAGCTTCTGCCTGCATATTGCTCCCTCCGGGCGGAGCCGAAGCCCCGCCCATCAGGAAAAGAAGGGGGAAAAGAAAAAAATGGGAGATGCAGAGTTTGTCCCTGCATCCCCACGTTATCACATTTTTTCTTATTGTTGCATTTCGTTGTGCAACATCACTTAATTTCTGCGTTCACGTATGGCGCGTACTCTTCTTTTATCGCACATTCTTTCAGCGGGCAGTACCGGCAGTTTTTAGCAAAGGGGCACTCGCGTCGTTCTGCTCTGGATATACATCGAGATACAGTAGATGTGCTTACACCAAAATGCCGCGCAATCGTGCTCATGCGCCAGCCGCACTCAAAGTATAGCCTCAAGTATTCAACCGTCTGCTCTTTCACCCTACCACCTCCTCCGGGAAGAATGTCTCCCGCACGCCGCCGCACTCCGCCACGATGTACCGCCCTGCCGGATGCACATACACCACCGTACCCTTACGAACAGGGAACCGCTTTTCATCGTTGGCACCGGAGCCGGGGTACTCGCTCGGCAGCGTCATAAATTGCGCCCGGATGGTGTCACCGATCTGCATCGCCGCCTCCGCCTCCATAGAATACGTCTATCTCCAGTTCGTTCCCTCTATACCCCGGTCCGCCATCACCAGGGGGCCATGTCGGTATATTATAGCTTCCGCCTCCCGCCGCTTGCCACTTCGGCGGCTTATATGACGTACCGCACTTGACGCATTGTATCCAGCTTTCCCCCGGTGCCTGGGCGTCCGGGTACCGTACCGGGCTTTTGCTTTCCGGCGTACCGCACACCGGACAGCATATTTCATATTCCTTTTCGCATTTCAGTATGATCTCCGCCATCGCTCCGTACCCCCTCAATAATCCGTGACCACGACCGGCAGCCGCCTGAATGGGTCAAACACCACCTTGTCAACCTCGAATGGCTTTACATCGTCATACAGCTGGCCGAACCTCTTAATAGCCTGTTTCTTTGTCCAGCAGAAGCAGTATGCTACATCGTCTGTAAATTCGTGGTCATCCATTTGTGCAGCGCGGGTGAATATCCAGCAGAACATTACTTCACGCCTCCGTCCTTTCTCTCTCCGTAGGAGCAGAAGTCGTCCGGCCTGCGGCTCTGGAACCCGCAAATAATGCAGCTCCCGCCAATGTCGTAGTGCTTGCAGTCCTTACATCGCACCACCGGGGCAACATCAGCGGCGGGAAGTTTCAACATATCCATCTGGATAATCGACAGCATCCTATTTTGAGCCACACTGTTCTCCGGTCTACGCATCCGCAAAACAGATTTTACTGCCGCTGCTCGTTCAATATATTCAGCCATTGGCTTATCCTCCCTCGTGGCAATATCCGTTTTCGTCCGTGTCCTTGCTCCAATAGGTGCAGTGCAGGACATTTCCGATCACCACTGATTGATAGCAGTCCTTACAGCGCACCACGACCTCTGCGTCTACGGTGGGGAGCTGCTCTGCATACTCCATCACCGACTCAATACCGTTGATGAAATGCGTGTTGGCGTGTTCTTTGTCACAATGGTTTGCCCGAATGGGAAACTCTTGCAGTTTGTCACCATCAATCAGCCGCATCGTTGTCACCTCCGTCCATTTTCGCGCCACAATTAGGGCAATAAGGAGTGAGGTCAAACCCCACTCTACGCCTGCACTTCGAGCACCTATATCCACTAATAGGGTCTATTTTATTCACACACACCCACACCCCATGCACCACCGGGGCAACATCGGCGGGCAGGAAACACTCTACCTCGTCGATCATATCGTTAACCCAACAGGCACGGCACCAGCATCCGTTGTGGTCTTTCTTCTCCTCCTTGCACGGCTTGCAATAACGCTCCTCGACGCTTTTCTTAAACGCTTCCTTGTCAATGTATTCAGCCATTGTCAGCCCTCCTATTCCATGCTTCTTTCGCTTTTTCAGGTAGATATGTAAGCCCAGATGTTGCGCAACACATATTGCATACCACGGTGTACGCCCAGCGCCTTCCTTCCGTATCTACGACAGCTTCAGGGTCTACGCTTATGGCTGCCAGCCCCCCGCAGAAAGGGCAATGTTTCAGGTCAAGCATCCTTCGTCGCCTCCAATGCTTTCTCCGCCTACTCGCGGGTGAGGCGGTATGTCAGTCGTTCCATCACTCTACCTCCTGCATCCAGAACTCGCGGCGGCAGTCATAACAAGATAGGCTCTCACAGTAGTTAACGTCCTTCATACCCTGTTCTATATCGCACGGGTATACACAAGGTATGTCAGTGTCAGCGACAACTTGGGCATTAGGATACCGCTCCAGAAAAACGCTCTTTCGCGTCTTTCGCGGGTGTGCAGCAGCCCATTCCTCTACTTCTTTTACAACATCCTCGGCAGGAATCCCCCCGGCCAAAGTAGGCAAGTGCTTCCCAGTAACCTTATACATTCTCCTGTGCTCCTCGATAAACTTCACAGCGTCCATTTACTTCTCCTCCACTTCGTTCCCCCAGCAGTCCCAGCCGTCCGCCTGTTGGCGGGCAAACAACTCGATGCGGGGCAAATGCCCATACATGGTGTCGATTCTTTCTCTGATCTTTGCTGGTTTCTCTGAGTGTTTCCCCAATTTCTCGCTTAAAAACTGCCGCACATTTGTTACTGCCCGCTTTGGGATTCTGCCTTTTTTGAACGCCAAACATAATTCGCATTGGCTCAAGGTATAAAAGCCGTAGTTGGTTCTCTGCTTATCCCACACAAAGGCTACCGTTTTATACTCAAATCCCCATGATTTGCCCAATTCTATGGCAATATCCAAATTGGGGCTGGTCGCCCACATATACAGCAAGCAATCGTCTGCACCGATTTTGTTCACTGGCAACGCCTTCAGTTCATCCAACGTCATGGTGGGGTAATGGTCATTTACGCCGTTCTCATATTTTTTCGCTTCATCGTAATGTTGGAAATTCATTTGCTTTTGCCTATAAGCCCACGGTGGATCAGCGTAGATGACGTTGTACTTCTTGTCCGTGATAAAAATATCCACCACTGCCATCACATTTCCCTCCATTTGCACCCGTCACAGGCGCCCTCGTGTGCTTGTTTGTACTTCCCGCAGTATTGGCATAGCTCGTTGTTCATGGCGTGCAGTTCACTCTGCTCCTCCTTCACCGCCACAGCCTTTGCCAGCTGTGCCATGCCCTGCTTCATGTCCTCTATCTGCTTGTCCCGCCGTGCAATGGCGTCCTTCAGGCTGTCGTTGGCTTTCATCAGTGCCTCGATGTGCCGCTGCTGGTTCTCGATCAGGTCAGCGGCATAAACCTTAATGGCGTCCTCGCACCCATCTTCCTGCGCAGCAGGGCAGGTTTTGCAGCAATCCGGGGCTACGCTAACACAGCACCGCAGCGCGGTCACGATCTCATCTCTTGTCATGTCATTCCTCTCAATCTCTAAACACCACGCCGCACTCGTCCTTCAGCACGTCCTTGATGTGCTTCCGCTTGATGCGGCCCTCGTTTATCTCCTCCGCCAGTTTCTACAGGCACTCATACAGATACGCGATGCTGTGGGTGTCCCGGCTGTCCGCCGTCTCCTCCTGGACGTGCCAGCCGCATTTGTCCATCAGCACCATCGCCACCATGTCCATGCACTCCCGTGTGCCTTGCAGCTTGCCACGCATAAAGATGCGGTCGTCCCTGCTCAAATGCTGCTTGCCCATGTTTCAATTCCCCCACAGTGACACTTGGTTTGCGTCCGGCAGTACAAGCATTTGCTCCTGCGCCTTCTGGCAAAAGTCCCGGCTAATCTCAAATCCGTAGCCACGCCGTCCCGTTTCCATACAAGCACGCAGCGTAGACCCGCTTCCGGCGCATGGGTCAATGACCACATCACCGGGGTCTGTGAATATGCCGATTAACCGTTTCAGCAGCACAACCGGCTTTTGGGTTGGATGGATCTTTGGGATGTCTTTCCCGTCGCGCCCCCACTCCTGCCAGTTGAAAACCATTCTTTTTTCTCCGTACATATCCGTGTTGCGGAATTTTGGCAGTTTGTCCCGATACAGCACCACGGCAAACTCTGTCGCGCCGACAATACGCATATTTGCCTTGAGAACCTGCGCGGAATAATTCTTGATGAAAAACAGGGGATAGGACTTCATAAAACCGTACCGCTTGCCATAGTTGATAACCGTCTGCATCTGCTCAAAGGCGCAAAAGACAATCATAGCCGGTGCCTCGCCTGTTGCTTTCGGCTCTTTTTTCAAAAGGCGGGAGCAAAAGTGCATATACTCCGCGATTTTGAAATTCCCGTCTGAGTTGAAAAATGACTTCTTGGCAAGGCGGCTTTCTCCGTTAGCGTTATCTCCGCCTTTGTACCACATAGGATTGCTTGCGTAAGCGTTTGTTCCAATGTTGTATGGGATGTCCGCAATTACAAGCTGCGCCTTGGGAATGTTGTACTTCTTGAAGTTTTGAAAATTGTCGTTAAATAGCTGCACTTGCTGCTTGCCCACGTCACACCTCCCGTATAGCAAACCCGTACCTACTGCGGAACAGCTTTGCTTTCATGGAAAACACCCTATACGCAGCGCTACTCGGATCTTTATACCCCTTCACGTCCTCCACCACGGGCAGCCAATACCGCTGGCCGTAGCTGTCAGGAGCCGTTCTGCGCTCGTACACGAAGTCCGCGATGTAGTCGATACTTTTCACCGGGTCGCCCTCAAACGTCGTGTACGCCTCTTGCAAGCAGTACCGCACCTGTAATTTTAGCCCACGTATCTCCCCGGTCTTTTGCAGCAGCATCAGCGCGTCGTAGCGCTCCGCCTCCTTCTTGCTGTCGAATGTCAGCTTCCCGCGCTTGGTTTTCTGCGCCTTGTACTTCCCCGGTTTCCGCATCTTCTCCATGACCTGCTTTTGCGCCGCCGGGGACAGCCGCGCCAGATCGTTACTCATCAGGCCCATTCAGTTTCCCTCTTTTCTCCAGCCCTCGTTTGTTCATCGTGTACTGCACCTCGTGGACGATGCGGTTTTCTCCGCACCGTTCGCACGTGCCGCACCGCGTCCTCCGCCACCTGGGGGCAAAGATGTACTCGTTCTCCATGTCCCGTATGCACTGTCCGCACAGCTTCGCCGTGGCGATCTTCCAAATGCCCGCGTTCATGGCTTCGCCCCCTTGATGTACTTGCCCATCCAGGCATCACGTGCACCGTCGGTTTTGCCGACAGGTGCAGCAGGGGCATGTCCCCACCGTTCCCACTTCTCAGCATTTCGGCAAGCCGCTTTCCAGTCTTTCATGGGGGTCTTGCCAACCATCCAGCCTTTCGCTTCGTAGAAGTCGATAAAGCCTTGCGGGTCTACCGCCGAATGGCGTTCAGCCACGTAGAGCTGAACCTCTGCCAGTGTGGGTGGGGTAAAGCGCTTCGCGCGCGTGCTCCCACCGTCAGGTGGGAATAAGTCTTTGTCTTTGTCTTCTTTCTTTGTCTTAGTAGGCTTGGGGTCATTTGCGTTTGCTTCGGTTTGCTTGATTTTGCTTAAACTTGCTTGCGTTTGCTTGCCGCCTTTTGTCCCGTTCCTTGACCGTTCAGCGGAAAGCTCATCGTCCCTGTCCAGCATCGTCCGGAACACCGGAAACAGTATGCTTTCCGCGCCCTCCAACTCCGGCGGGATGCCTGTTCTTGCGTACTCCAGAATGGCGATAAAAAGACGGCCTCGCTCTGCATCGGACAGCGCCGCTGTCTGCTCTATCCAGTCATAGTAGGCTTTCACGTAGCACTTGCCCATTGACCCCACTCCTCCTGCATCTTTCCCATTCACGTCACCCCCTTAGAAAGGCAGATCTGACATGTCGTCCTCGTCCATCTCCATGAATTGGCTCTTGACGTCCGTCCGAGGAAACGTTCCATGCGCGTCCATGTCCTTCCGGCTGTCGCCAAAATACATATTGTCCGCCACGATCTCGGCGCTTCTGCGGTTGTTTCCGTTCTTGTCCTGCCAGTCACGCATCTGCAGCCGGCCCTCCACCACCGCCATGCGGCCTTTGGTGAAATACTTGGAAGCAAACTCCGCCGTACCGCGCCACGCCACAATGTCGATGAAGTCCGTGTCCTTGGTCCCGTCTGCGTTCTTAAAGTCCCGGTCTACCGCCAGTGCAAAGCTGGCAACGGCGGTACCGTTATTGGTGCGCCGCAGCTCAGGATCCCGTGTCAATCTACCCATGACAAAAATCTTGTTCAGCATATCAAATCTCCTTATAAGTAACTTTTTCCAAATTCTCGCCGGAAGTCCTCTTCCGTCCAGCCCTGCTCCTGCATGGCCTTGAGCTGGCCGTACCGCCGCAGCCTGCGCATTTGTTCGCCGCTGCGGTGTACGGCTGTCTTTCCGTTCCTGTGGCACCTGTTGCCGCACAGGTACACCACCAGACCGTATTTCTCGCTCTTCTTGCGGTTCGCGCCGCCCAGCAGATGATGTTTCTCTAACGGATCGCCGGGGTCATTCCTGCCACACAAAAAGCATCTCTTACTCTCCATGCGCTTCCTCCGTCCCGTCCCACTCGTATTCCGGGCAGCTGTGAATGGCGTAGCTGTGCATGATGCCCGCCTTGCGGCCTCCTTTTTTCTTCACCGTAGGCGTAGCATCCCATCCGGGCACCGGCTCCGGGGCCTTCCTCGACCAGCTACAGTCGCCGTAGCACTTCTTGCACGTCCAGCATGGCTGTATGTGCAGCTTGTTCATTTCGCCGCACCCCACTCTCTGTCCAGCTGGTTGTCCAGCAACCGTATTTGCAGTTTCATGGAGTTGATGGCCTCCATAGCGGACTTGTATACCACCTCTGCACAGTCTCTCTCAAACCGAAGCGCGGCGATCTCCGCCTTGCCCTTGCAGATGTCAGAAATGATCGTCACCGGCACGCCGTTGTCGCGTTCTGTAAGTATCTGTTTGGCCAGAGCTACCCGGTACGCCTTTTCGGCCTCCGCATATTTCTGCCCACGCCGTTTCAGCTCCGTAATGGCCACGTCCAACATCCGGCTCTTGTCTCGGATGTCATTTACCAGGTCACTCATGCTTCTTCTCCGCTGCGTTGGCCGCCTTCATGCAGCCCCAGCACAGCCGCTTTCCGTATCTGTCCAGCGCTCTGTCGGAGATGTCATCCGGGGAATACCTAATGCCCTGGCACGTCACGCTCTTAATGGGCATACCGCAGCTCTCGCAGATGACAGTGCCTTTAGGGTATGTTACAGGTGCAGGCTTGTCGTACTTGCTCCTGTCCGCCTCCCAGTACACGTCCGCGCCAAAGCCCAGCGCCTTACAGGCCACGGAGATAGCATCCGTTAGTGCCATCTTGAAGCACTCGTCAGAGGTATAAGGGCCGTTCTTTTCCTTCGCCACAAACGCGCTGCCGCCTGTGCCGGGAATAGCCTCCGACCATGCGCCGTCTACCTTCACAAACAGGTCAATGTCCAGAAACGCGGCCACTTCACCGTTTGCGCCCTGTTCCAGCCGCTTGTCTGTGATGACGTACTTCCAGCCAATGCCGCAGGGGCCGAACTGCTCCGTCAGGGTCTTCAGCCGCCACATGGGGTTGATGTCCGTCTTGCCCTTTAACCGGCCAGCGCCGATCTGCCTTTTGGCACTGTCCGGCACGCTTCGTACCGCGTTATAGATAGCCAGGTTCTCCATCACTTCACCCCCATGTTCATCCGCTCGGCGATCTCCGCACCGTCCACCGCAACACCGGCTTTCAACAGCGGTGCAATGTCGCTCTTGGCCACCGTGGGCGCGGCATACGTCACCTTGCCGTCATAGCCGTTGTCCATGCACCACCGCACCAGCTCCTCCATGTTGGTGATCTCAACCGCCGTGCTCTTGCGGTAGGTAACGGAACACTTTGCCGTCTGGAAGGGATGCCCGTCCAATGCCCGGTCAACGTATTCACGCAGCCGGTCACGCTTGCGCTCCACCGTGCGGCGGCGCTCCGCCAGCTCCTTTTCCTCGTCCCGGATGGCCTTTGCCTCCGCGTCCAGGCTCTTGGACCAGCACACCATGTTCTCGATCTTGTGCTCCCTGTCCATCTGCAACTGCTCGAAAGCATCGTAGTCCAGCAGCTCCCCGGTCTCCGGGTCGATCAGCGCCTCCAGCGCCTGGTCAATATGGTATAAACTCAAGCTCATTTCTTTTCCTCCCATGCGTCCACCGTTCGGATGCACACATCACACCCAACGGTCTTGCCGTAAATATTCTTGTACAGGGTATCTGTTTCCTCGCCGCACACCGGACATCGCGGCACCTTGTAGGGCTTCGGTTCCGCCCGCGGCTCCTTGTAGTCAAACACGCTCATACCGGCCTCCCAGCCGCTTTCAGCACTTCCCGCATGGGCTTCCGCGCCTTGAGTATGGACATAGCCCGCGCCGTCTCCCGCCTGTATTGCCGCCACAGGTCGCTCAGCTCGTCGCTCTGGTAGTACCCGTCCCCGTCGTTGCAGATCATCACGCCCTGCTTCTTGGCTTCGGCCACGGCCTTTCGCATCTTCCGGTCCGTGGCGTGCAGCGCCGCCGCCAGGTCTTCCCGGCTGATGGCATTCCTGCGCCCCTTTGGGATCAGACAGGCGATCCGCTCCGTCTCCGCCGTCCGCATGGGCAATTCCGCTTTCTTGTCCTCGCCGAACAGATACGCCCTGCTTGCCCGCAGCGCCGCCTCCAGCGCCTCGGTGACTTCCTCCGTTGGCAGACACACGCCGTTTTCAAACCGGCTCACCATGCTCACGTCCATCCGTGCGTCTGCCAGCTTCAGAATGCCGCTGACCGCCTCCTGCGTCAGCCCCAGCTCCAACCGCCGTTCCTTCAGTCGGTTCATCGCTACACCTCCGTCCACTTGCCGTTCTTAACGGTGTACCACACGCCGGGTTTCAGCGTTTCACCATCCACAATGCCAGCCAAAATAGTAGCAATATCACCATTGGTATTTCTCTCAACGCACACAATAGCGTTTCCAAGCTCACCCATTACGCGGCCACAAACGCCGGTGGTCATAGCCACACAGCATTTGCCGGTGGCGGATGCTGCGCCACTATCGCCGGTGGCGGATGCTGCGCCACTATCGCCGGTGGCGGATGCTGCGCCCCTCTCGCCGGTGGCGGATGCTGCGCCACTATCGCCGGTGGCGGATGCTGCGCCCCTCCAGCCGGTGGCGGATGCTGCGCCCCTCCAGCCGGTGGCGGATGCTGCGCCCCTCTCGCCGGTGGCGGATGCTGCGCCACTATCGCCGGTGGCGGATGCTGCGCCCCTCTCGCCGGTGGCGGATGCTGCGCCCCTCTC